TAAACCAGCGGCGGCTAACTTCCAAAGTTCTACACGCGGGCGATCATCAAGATAAGACTGGATCGCATGATTGACGTGGAAATCCTTAACCTCGGATTCCTCGCCATCAACAATCTTTCGCGCACCGCCAATGAAGCCCTGACGGATAACCTCGACTAATTCCGAGTTTTTCCACTTTGCCTCTGTGGGCATACAAACCCAATCGCCGTCAATGTCGCGGTACATGCCGCTAAGGGAGCGGGCGTAGATATCGCCCAAAGCCGCTCCCGTTGCGGTTTCGACAGCGTCAATCCGCTTGTTCTTTAGGTGGAATAGCCATTGACCATCCCCGAATTCAAGCCAGACGTGATTTGGCACGGCTTACGCGTCCACCCAGACCCATTCACCGTCCGATGCGATAGCCATGGTTCCCGATGCATAGGCAGCGTTGCCTTCGCCAGTAACCTGGAAATTGGTGACCTGCGCCTTGCCGAACCAATAGCCAGCATCAACAGCATCGCTGCCAACTGGCTCGCTAAATTCAAAACGGAAGTTGCTGCTGTCGCTCGACGCCATCAGGTCGCGAATAAGTGCTGCCTGCGTGCGGTTGTAAACGATATTAAGCGCAATATCCCACTGACGACCAGTGACCTGGAGAACGCGCGAAGGAATAGCTTCCGGGTCATCGCAGGGATCAAGAACGTCGTCAGTTGTGTTCTTCTGGTAGGTAAAGCCCTTGCTCGTGGCACCGCAAATTTTGGTATATACTTCGGGGTTTGCGCCGTCACCAACGAGGACGGAGATATACCCACCCTTCAAACGAACAGGATACAGGGCCATGAGGTAATTTTCCTTCTAACGGAACGTGTCGCCTCACGGCGAGAAAACTTGAACGGCTTCTTATAGCGGTAAAAGCATGCAGTGTAAATGCGCACCATCAAGCCGAAACCTCCGCCACCCACTGGCTAATCAGGTGGAAAATAGTGCTCTCCGAAGCGTCCCTAACCACCGTGTTGCTCACCCATGTAAGATCCAGAGTGGCAGGATAGGGGCACAGTACTGGTGCTGCGGCTAGGTCGATATGCAGTCCGTCCAATTCTACTACCCTTTGCCCGATGGTATTAGCCGCAGTTTCGCCCTCGGTATAAGAGTGAATTGCAAAACGGGTAGTTGTGCTGTCGAGACACTGAATACCATCGGGGGAAATGATCGGCACGCCAACGAAGCCATAGGGATAAGGCTGGTTAGCGGGAATTTGCTGTGGATACCAGCGGTCGGACATATTGGTTACCGCAAGTGCCTTTAGGTGGGATACTAGCGCATAGCGGACGTATAGGGCGGGGTCGCGGCTCACTTAGTAGGAACTTCAATCCCATTACCTTCATTGGCCAGAGCCGTCCCGTCCTTGCCCCACCCCTTGGCCACGGCATCGTCCAAGATTGCCTGCTTGGTTGTTCCCGTCCATCCAGCGGGAAAGGCTGTGATCGAGCCTGATGGCCAGCGGTAATCGTACGCCTTTGGCCCTACCATTATCTTTGCCATGTGCATTTTTCCGTTGACAGCGCTGTTGCAAGTATTATGCATTGTCCCAACGATAAAAGCAACGGGTGGAAGAAATGACAATAACGAGCCACCACCAATCGAATGGATGATCGCAGACGACGTTCGGGCGGATGCCAAGGGTCATAAGGTACATTAAATATGCCAGCCGTCCAAGCCGATGCCGTCACGGTTCTTCTTGAAGCTAAAATTCAGCAATATCAAAGGGATCTAGAGACAGCAGCCGCTAAAACGGAGGCTGTTTTCAAGCGTATTCGAGATGCTAATAAGCCTATTTCGCTCTCGGTAAATACACAGGCGTCTGATACCGAAGCTCGCACTGCAGAAAAAAATGCCACCCGCAAAACCACTGCGGCTAAAAAAGCGGCGCAAGTTACGATTGACGCAAATAAAAAAGCGGCAGACGCTGAGATTGCCAATCAGGATCGTATAACCGCCGCCGTAGAGCGGGGCGTTGCTCGGCGTAATGCGGCAATCGCGAAGGGCTCCGGCACAATTCGAGATACCGGAACGCCGGGCCTTGCGGCGGCGCAAAATAATTTTCTACGCCGTAGCAGTGCGCTTGGCACGGGCGGCTCCATGGCTGCCCCTACCACGCCTGCCGACAAGATAAATTATCTGGCGCGGGATCAGATCGATACGGTTGCGCGCCTGAATGCCGCGCAGGCAGCCGGAAACAAGGAAGAGGCAACGGCGCTTCGCGATCAGCTGACGCAGTTCCGCTTGATTAATCAGTATCGTCGGGCCGGGCTGGATGAGGCGGAGGCATCCATTCGGGCGGAAGAGCGCGTTGCTGACATTCAAAGGCGTCGCGCAAATCGCGCTCCGGCGCAACAGCCGCAAACTCCTGGCCGCACAATTGGGGGCGAGCTTGGCAGTGCCGCGCGAACGATCAGGAATGTAGCGGCAGTTGGATTTGCGGCATATGGCGGCGTTCAGTCGGCCCGTGAATATCTTGAGTTAACCGATGCCTATAAGCAATATAACGCACAGCTAAAACTAGCCACGGCTGAGAATGGCAATCTCGCTCAGGCACAAGCTGACACGCAGCGCATTGCCACAACTACGCGCTCCGGATTGGCGGAAACAGCGTCCCTATACGCAACTTTCCAGCGTAACGCGGGGCAATTGGGGCTTACGCAGATCCAGTCCGCGCGCGCCACAGAAACTGTTACCAAGGCGTTTCAGATTAGCGGCGCGACTGCCGCTGAGGCGTCGGGCGGGCTTCGCCAGTTTTTGCAGGGGTTGCAGTCCGGCACGCTCCGAGGCGAAGAATTCAATTCGGTTGTCGAGAACGCTCCCCGCTTGGCCAAATTGCTTGCTGACCAGTTAACCAACGGAAACATTGGCGCGCTTCGCGCCCTTTCCCAGCAAGGCAAGATCACCGGAGACGATCTTAAAAAGGCTCTTACCGATCAGAAATTTACCGATCAGATTGATAAGGAATTCAAAGAGCTTCCTGTCACTTTCGATCAAGCCATGACCTTGGTAAAAAATGCCGCAACGGTTACCTTTGGTGAGTTCGATCAGGGCGGACAGTTTTCTACAGCTTTCGCCAATTTCATCACGCAAGGTGCGGACGGCTTTGCAGGTTTGGGGCAAAGCGCAAGCGATCTCGGAATAACCATTCGTTCGCAATTTGCCGGACTTAGCGATGTATTTGAGCCGTTAGTCAGCGCGGCTGAAAAAGCGTTTGCATCTATCAATGCAAGTTCAGTCAATAGTACGGAATATATCCGTAGCGCTTTGAAGCTGGTTGATGATTTCAGAAACGCTCCCGGCGATCTTGTGCGTGGGTTGGAAAATAAACTTGGAGTTCAGCAAGGGTCTTTTGTAAATAAATATATTACTGGGGCTCCGGCGGCAAACTCTAGATCCAATTTTGCTGGCACATTTAGCAATAGCCAACGCCTGTCTGCTGCGCAATTGCGCGTACAGCGTGAAGTAAATCGATTAGAAGCTTTGGGTTATACTGTCCCTCGCAATTCTGATGGAAGTGTTAATGTATCTGGGGTAAAAGCTCCTACTGCATCTCGTTCGTCCGCATTCGCTCCAACAGCACCCGGCAAGATAAATCCTGACCTCCAAAAATATCAAGGTCAGATTGCCGACCTAGAGAAGCTTAAGGCGACGGCACCCGGAAAAGAGCTTGTCACGATCAACAAGCAAATCGCTCGTCGTCAGGCCATTGTTGCCAATCTACAGAAAGGGGTTAGCCTTGCTGCGGCAACGGCAGCAGTTGGAGGTTCTGGCGCGCGCGGCCCATCGGAAGAGACGCTTGCCAAACGCACTAAGGCGCTTGCGGACAAGAAAATTCGCAACGATGAAGCGTTCAATAGCGAGATTGAACAGCTTCATCAGATGCAGATTGCCGCTGACCGCGAACAAACCTCGGACATCGCAACACTTGCTCAATTCGCTCGGGATGACATTGTGTCTGCCGAACGAAAAAGAATTGCACAGATTGATGCTGATGAAGCTACAGGGAAATATACCAAGGCCCAAGCCGATCGAGCCCGCTTGGCAACTCATAATTTGGCATCTACCCAGCTATTCAATGAGGCGGTAAATGAACGTGTAAAGCTCGAACAGCAGAATTTAGAGAAGCAACGGGCGATCCTGAATAATCAGGAGGACACGCTTTCAGCCTCAGTAGAGGGGCTTGAGAACCGTAAACTACAACAATCTGTAGCAAAGCAATTGTTGGACTTGCGCTATAGAGAATTGCGTGACGCACAGAATGCTATCATCAACAGCAGCGATCCGAAGGTAACGGCTGACCAACGGCAAGCTGCGCGTGATCGTTTGCCGGTTATTGATGCTCAAGAGGCCGGTGCGAACCGTCAGCTTGCAATAGAAAATCGAACCCCTGGGCAAAAATATGCCGCAAACCTTAATAGCGCCGATAGCCTTTCGGATGAAATAGATAATATTCAGATTGAAGTTCTAGATCATGTTGCTGATAGCTTGGCTGATGCCACCAAAAATGCCTTGGGACTTTCCGGGGCTTTGGGGGATATTGTTGGGCAAATTATCAAAATTGGTATTCAACGGGCAATTATAGCGCCTATCGCCAACGCCTTGTTTGGAGCGGCCGATGGATCTAGCGGAGGGAGTGGGATTGGAAGCGCCATATCCAGCATCGCTGGTCTTTTCGGCGGTGCCCGCGCCTCCGGTGGCGACGTCTCCGCAGGGAAACTATACAAGATCAACGAAAACGGCACCGAGGGCTTCCAGCCCGCGCAATCGGGTAAGATTATTCCGTTGGGACGCATGACGCCATCCAGTGGGGGCGGTGTTACGGTAAACCAGACCATTGCTATCGATGGTCGCAACAGCGTAACCCCCGCCGGATTTGCTCAGATGATCCTTTCTCAGAGTGCTCAACAGGCACAAAAGGCCGCGACCGCCAGTTACAAGGCAAGCCTTTCCGGTACACCGGGTCGCGTGAAATCCTATAATCAACTTGAGAGCATATAATGCGGGAATCATTCTTATTCCGACTTGCCAGTGACCCGCCCGCTCGCTTGTGGTCGGGCGTTGGCCTGTTGCCGATTGATGCTGATTTTATTGAAGATGAAGATGCGGTTTATCTCGGGGCCGGAGAAATTCTAGATTTTCCGGATTTCGATCAACTTGTTAATGGCGTTGCCCAGCGTATTGATTTTAAATTGAGCGGTGTATCCGCTACTGCATATGCTTTGGCTAAAGAAGATGCCCCATCAGTAAAGGGGGCAAGGGTTGATATCGGAATCATACAGTTTGATGATGATTGGCAACCTTTAGGCCCTCCCGTATGGGAAGCGGAATTTCGAGCTGACAGTCTAATATTGCAATCCGATCCCTCAGACACTGGACGAACGCTCTCGGTCACCCTATCGGTTGGTAGTGATGACACGGGACGGTCGCGGGCACCCGTATCTTTCTGGACTGCCGCAGATCAGAATAGGGTTTCGCCGACAGATGCATTCTTTGACCACGTTGCCGGTATCAATCAAGGCACCACGCGCCGCTTTGCGCCCAAGTAAGATGCTTACCGCTGGGGAATATATCAAATCGGTTATGTCTCAACCTTGGGGGTGGAATGATTGGGACGAGCCGGACTGTTGCGTATACATTGCCAAGTGGTGCGTAGAGCGCGGCAATACCGATCCCATGCTATTCACGCGCGGTTTGTACGATAGCGAAATGTCGGCATACCGATTGATCGTGCGGAATGGCGGGCTGGTCCCACTCTGGACGCGCGGCATGATCGAGGCACAAATCCCCGAAGCTGACGAGGCTCAGATGGGTGACGTTGCAGTTCTTGAGGCGATTACAGAAGATGGATTGAACGAAGCTTGTGGTATTTATACTGGCGATAAATGGGCGGTGCGAACGCCTACGGGGATTGCCTTTACGCCAGCCGTGCCTTTGATGATTTGGAGGCCGTAGGCTGTGGGGAAGTTCCTTGGCAGCGCCCTTCAAGTCGTAGCAGGCGTAGTCTTGGAATTTATTCCGGGGCTGCAAGCCATCGGCACAAGCCTTATTATTTCTGGCATAACCACCGGCATCGCTGCCGCACTAACCACCATCCCCAAACCTAACGCACAACAAACCGCCCTTAAATCTCCTAGATCTCCTAGGGTTGCCGCTTATGGTCGTAGCAAACTCTACGGAACCTACGTATATTACGCTACCGGCATTCGGGGTACGGCATTCGACATATTCGCAATCCATGATGGCTTAATTGATGGATATGAGGAATTTTATCTAGGTGACGTATTCGTTTCTAACAACCTGGGTTACGTAGGCGGTACGGCTGACGGGGCGTATTCCGCCAATAGCGTGGCGCTTGACGCTCGCTTGGGACTGCCTACGGAAACCGCCTATACCCAATTCACCGAACCAACCGGCGGCGTCTGGACGTCTGCTCATCGTGGCGACAATGTGGCCTCGGCGTCTGTGGCATTCGAACCGGTGAAATCGGCGGACTACACCAAGATTTACCCTAATGGTCAGCCCGCATTAGCCGTGGTTGGCCGCTGGCAGCCATGCTTTGATTGGCGCGACACGTCGCAGTCGGTATCCGACAAATCCACTTGGAAGTGGACAGAAAACGCCTGTCTTCATCTTGCTCATTATAAATTGATGCGCGAGAAATCCCGTAAGCTGTCCAATGAGGCTTATCCGTCACCCACGGAATTGCAGGTCGCATGGAATCGATATTTCGCGCCAACGCTGGATTATTGGACGGCGGCGGCGGATGATTGCGATATTGGGATACCGCTCAAAGGCTCTATCGCAGCGCTCAATAGCCCGGCAGACGCCGGAAACAACGTGCTAGACGTTTCCAATAACAATGGGTTGGTTCCGGGGCTTGAAATCATCATCACCTATCCCGGCGATATATCGAAGAATGAAGGCGCGCATGTTGCATCGGTGGCGGGCAATATCGTTACGCTGACCGACAATCTTGCCTACGATCACCCCGTAGGATCGTCCGTTTCATGGTCCAGTGACCCCGCAAATCCCGCCACAGAGCCGCGTTATCGCGGACTGGTGTCGCATAACCTGACCGATGCCCACAAGGCCACCACAGCGCGTCTGACGGCTTGCTTTGACGGCTGGATCGCGCCTAGGGCGGATGGTGCGCTAGTGGTGTATTCGGGTAGATACTATCCGCCGACTGTTTACATCACATCAGACGAGATCGTGTCCTGCACCTTGCAAGAGGGTGTGAATGACGAAGACGCGGTAAACTCGATTGCCGTTACCTACTTCAGCCGGGAGAATGGTTGGCAGGCGGTTGCTACGGATAATTGGGAGGACGAGGATAATATTGAGTCCTCCGGCCAGATAAAATCCGACAGCCTTTCGGACGACGTGCCGAGCTGGGGGCAGGCTCGCCGCTTGGCAAAACGCAAAATGGCGCGCGTCATGGCTCCGTTTCGCGGAACTGTCGTCACCACAAGTGCAGGCCGGATCGCACGAGGCGAGCGCTATGTATGGCTTACGTATATCGAGGCTGGCGTTACGTTTTTCGATGGCCCCGTCGAAATCACGGCACTCACGCGCAACCTTTCGACGGGCGGCGTGACCTTCCAGTGGGTTGCAGTCGATGAGGATATCGATGCATGGAATCCCGCTACCGAAGAAGGCTCGCCCGCCGCTACCGGTGACGTGATCGCATCCGAGCCGCTGGAAACGCCGGTCATATCCAGCGCTGTGGCGGAATTTGGCTTTGATAGCGGCGCAGGCACGCAAGGTGTCTGCATCGATATCACAACCTCTGCGCCTGATCGTGCTGATGTGACGTGGTTCGCACGCACGCGGACGGTGGGTGCCGCTGTGTGGGGCGAGCGCACTTATGGCGATATCGCGCAGGGCCCTACGGCAGAAATCGTGACAGAATTTGTCGCCGCCGATACAATGGTCGAATGCGAGGTTTCCTATCAGGTGGGTGACGGTCGTGTGTCGGATTGGTCGGTTGCCGCTGTGGTGGACACTTCTACCGCTGGCCTTGCTCCGGCTCAGGTAACCAGCCTTTCAGCAACTGGTGGTGTGGGCACGGGCACCGTATCCTGGCAGAACCCGACAAGTCCTACCTTGGCCTATGAGCGCCTGTTTCGTGGGACTACTAATGTATTCTCCGCCGCAACATTGGTTGGCGGCAATCATGCCGCTGGATTGGGCGCAACGGAAAGCGTCACCACTACCGGAATGACGCCGGGCACTTATTACAATTGGGTCCAGACGTACAATTCGGCAGGTGCTGGCGGTACGCCTCGCGGTCCAGTCTCGTTTGTGGTAACGTAAGCACATGGCATTCATCTTCCCCACGGATATTTTCAATCCCACCGAGATCAAGTCTTCGCGATCCCGTAGGGTGGCGAGTGGTGGCGTATCCATATCGGGGGTGGAAGATGTCATCCAGACAGATGGCGGCGGTCTGTGGAATTGGACGCTATCCGGGATTAATCTCCGCAACCCAGAAATGCTCCGCTGGTGGGACGCTTGGGATAGCTATTTAGGTGGCGGCACTGTGGAATGCTGGTTACCAGTGGCAAGCGTGTCCACAGCCCCCAGACCACTCGCCGGAGGGCGGCTGATGCGACCGGGGGATTTATACAAGGATGATGCGCTATTTCCAACAGTAGTTCGCTACGCATCTCCGTACATCGTCGCGTCCTTCACCGCACCAGCCGTGCTTCGAGCCACCGTAGTTAGTTTAGTTGTTACGCAAGGCGCTCGTGTCTTGGGTGGTGAAAAGTTTTCCGTCATGACATCCAAAGGTCCGTGCCTCTATAGCATTTCGCGTGTTATATCCCAGGATGGCCAAAACGCCACTGTTAGTGTATGGCCACCCTTGAGAGAACAAGTAGTTAGCGGGCAATCGATCAATTTCGAATGGCCCATGATGCGCGCAAGACTGCAAGCCGCCTATGATATGTCGGGGGCGATTACTCATGGTAAATATTCGTCTGTAGAAGCTGTCTTCGTGGAAGTGACAAACTAATGTGGTTGCGTGATCCATTGCCGATTGAGGTCAGTCGAGTAGCCATCGTCCCTATTGGCGGGCAGTTTTGGGATGAAGTTGCCAATGCACCCATGGATATTTCGGGGTATAGCTTTTCCATGCAAATAGCATTGGCTGATGGCATGACCGTTATATATTCACCTGTGGTCACTGTAACAGATGCAATCTTGGGAATGATAGATTTTACAATCGATGGTGCGTCACTGTCTTCAGTATCTGGCGATCAAGATACTGTAAATCTTTCTTATCAGGTTAAAGCAATTGATTTTGAAGGAAAAAGCATCGTTGCCATTCGTGGCCCTCTCATTCTAACTCCAGGTATTTAATATGTCAGGACTTACTCCTTCTGGTCGTATCAAGTTTCTTGTAACTGGCGCGCGTGGCGCTACGTTTTCCGATATAGCCAGGGCGACCGGATCATATGGCGTCGTAAATTCAGACAATGATGCCGCTGTTCTGGAAAAATTTGCAAATTATGCAATAGATGAAAACCCTGGATTTAAGGGTGATACCGGAGACACCGGTCCAGCAAATAGTACCTACACTAGCATCAGCACAATGAAGGCGGCTCCTTATTCAAATCGCTCATTCCTGCTGTCCCAGGCATCTCTATCTGGATATTATACTTCTATCGATGGAAATTTTACCGGTCAAGCCGATAATGCCACTGTAGTAAAATCAAACAGCACAGATATTTCAGTCGGCGCTTTATTAAACGTTGATGCAATGAAGAAGCAATTTCCGACTGCGCAAGGTGGAACTGACGATAGCGGCGTTGTGCTTTGGCAGGATGCCGCTAGGGGTAGATTTTTTTATGGGGGGACTGACGCCACGCCGAAAAATGATGAAGGCAATTTCTTTTCTATTATTTCTGGAAATTCTGCGGAGGGCAATGGCCACAGCCCGAAGCCAGAGGACCAAGGCTTATATTCGGTAGGATTAGGCCGCAATACCTATGGCATAGCTTCATATTCTTTTGGTTATGGCCATGATTGTTTGGCATTTGGCGTAGCATCTGGAGTGGGCGGCGCAGGATCAGTCACTGGAGATTGGCAGCATCCCAAAACAGGTTTGCAGTCCTTCTTGGGCTATTGCTCGTTTGCATGGGGGAAGGTTTGTCAGGCGCTTGGGCAATCGTCTGCCGCTTTTGGCGAGCGGGCAGTGGCGTTATCACGCTCAGCAATGGCCTTCGGCAATCAAGTAAAGGCTCAGGGTTCTCTGGGGGCATTTGCAGCGGGGAATGATGTGCAAACGCCAACTAGTGGCGATTGGGCATTTTCGATGGGCCAGTACCTTAGATCTACGGGGGCTGGCGCATCAAATTTGGGTCGGGGAGTAAATCCTGGATCGCCAAGTATTAATGCTTTTCCAGATACCCTTGGAATTGGCATGAATGTCTTTAGGCCTACGGTTTTGTTTTTGCCCGGAAGCGCTGGAGATACCTATGTAGGGTCTGTGGTTAGTCGTTCTGGCTGGCAAGCAATAGGCGATGTGAACTCTTCCATTGATCAAGATTTTGGCGGTATTTTTTGGTATCTAACAAATGGTGGAAGCGGTGGTTATGCTGCTCCGGTTCTTCGCGGCAGAAATGCCGGTGTTGTCACAGATTATTTGACTTTCGGGGATGAAAAATATCCAATATTTCATGGCGACAGGTTTGTTGCGTCCGCCAGTCTAAGAAATATTCCAACATCAAATTCTGATGGTCGTATCAAGTTTCTTGTAACTGGCGCGCGTGGCGCTACGTTTTCCGATATAGCCAGGGCGACCGGATCATAT